TCAGGTATGTATTCTACCCCAAATAATAAATCACAAAATGAAAATGGTATTTTCTTTGATAATTATGAAATGGCTCATTTTAGATTGATTGGCGATACTAATTATCTACCTTATGGTCGTTCATATATTGAACCCGCTAGAAAATTATTTAAACAATACACATTAATGGAGGATGCAATGTTAATTCATAGAATTTCACGTGCTCCTGAAAAACGTATTTTTTATATGAATGTTGGTTCTATTCCACCTAATGAAATAGATGCATTTATGCAAAAAACTATTTCAAATATGAAACGTACCCCCCATGTAGATCAAAAGACTGGAGAATACAATTTGAAATATAATATGCAGAACATGATGGAGGATTTTTACATCCCGATTCGTGGTAATGATACTACAACAAAAATTGATACTACAAAAGGTTTAGATTATGATGGTATTCAAGATGTTGAATATTTAAGAGATAAATTATTTGCTGCACTTAAAGTACCAAAAGCTTTTTTAGGGTATGATGAAAACATAGAAGGTAAAGCAACATTAGCTGCTGAAGATATTAGATTTGCTCGTACAATTGAAAGAATCCAAAGAATATTAGTTTCTGAACTTAATAAAATTGCACTTGTACATTTATATTCTCAAGGTTATAGAGATGAAGCATTGACCAACTTTGAAATTTCAATGCAAACCCCATCAATTATCTTTGAACAAGAGAAAATTGAGTTAATGAAGTCTAAAACCGAATTAGCTACTGCATTATTAGAAAATAATTTACTCCCTACAGATTGGATTTATGATAATATTTTCCATCTATCAGAAGACCAATACGATGAATATAGAGATTTAAATAGAGCAGATGCTAAACGTAAATTTAGATTAACTCAAATTGAATCCGAAGGTAATGATCCGGTAGAAACAGGTAAATCTTATGGTACACCTCATGATTTAGCTTCATTATATGGTAAGGGAAGAATGCATTCTGATCCTGGAAATGTGCCCGATGGATATGATACAGATTCTGATTTAGGCCGCCCTAAAGATAGTATTTCAAATCGTGGAAAACAAGATAGTAATTTTGGTAAAGATCCATTAGGTGTTAAACGTATGAAAGATACTGATAAAAACGATTCATCAAATAGTAGAACAGATACTAATAAATCGGGTTTAGCTTTAGAGAATACTCAAGTATCTTACTTAAAAAATAAAGATATATTCAAGAAGATGAATGAAAAAATACTAATCTTTGAACAAGATAAAGATAACACATCATTATTAGATGAAAACCAATTAAAGGAATAAAAAACTTTATATATTTATAAATAAACATATTTTTTGATGAAAATAAAACACTCCAAGTACAAAAACACAGGCATACTGTTTGAACTATTGGTGCGTCAAATTACCGCGGACACATTAAAAGGTGGAGACTCTCCAGCTATTGATATACTTAAAGAATATTTTGTTAAAACTTCTTTAGGTCGCGAGTATAAGTTGTATGAATCAGTATTAAAATCTAAAGTTTTAAATGAAGGAAGAGCAAATATGGTAGTTTCTACTATATTAGAATCTTCTTCTAAATTTAATCGTACTGCTTTAAGAAAACAAAAATATAATTTAATTAACGAAATCAAAAAGTACTATAATTTAGATGTTTTCTTTGGTGCTAAAATTAAAAATTATAAAGAATTAGCTTCGTTATATACTCTAATTGAAGGGTATAATTCTAAAGAAGCTAGTGATTCTAATCAAATAATTGACAATAAAGTTACTTTATTAGAACATTTAACTAAACAAGAAGTTAATGAAAAAGAAGTTAAAGACGATGTTCTAAAAGAATTCCAATCATATGATAAGGATTTAAGAATTCTTACATATAAAGTATTATTAGAAAAATTTAACTCTAAATACGAAAATTTATCTACCGAACAAAAACAAGTACTTAAAGAATTCATCAATTCAGTAGATTCAACTCCAGGATTAAGAGATTTTTATAATACTAAAATTGTTGAATTAAAATCAACTTTAAACAAAGAAGCTAAAAATATTAAAGATAAAGCAACTCAAATTAAAATTACTGAAGTAGCTAAATATTTAGTTGAATTGGATAAAAATTCTAAAGTTAATAATGATAACTTAGTTGACCTGTTACAATATTTTGAATTAGTAAAAGAAATTAAATCATCAAATGGCGTTCAAATATAAACTTAAAGAAGAACCTTTTAATGTAGGAGACGTTGAAACTAAAAGGGGTGTAAAAACCACTGTAAGAGATGTTGACCCTGAAACAGGATCAGTATCTTGGAAAGTTGAATATGTCCCTGCTTTTGATACTACATTTAAAGAATTCCAAGAACTAAGACAGTCTTTAAAAAAATTAGCTCAAAAAGCAGATGATCAAACAATTGATGACTTATCAAATAGTGTAAATAAACTATTCAATCAATATAGAACCCATATTAGAAAAAACTATCCAAATGAATATAAAAAAGTAGCTCCAACTAATGAAGGTATTAATGACCATTTAGATTTAGTACACGTTTATGATAAAGATGGTAAAATGTTTGGTACAGGTTCAGTTGAAAAAGTAGAAGGGGATAAAACATTTGTTCGATTTGATGGTAGTACTGTTAAAAGATTCCCTAGTAATAGAGTAAAACCTGTAAAAGAAGCAGAAGTAGAAGAAATATCTACATCTGGAGCAGCTGGTGAATATAATACTCCATTTGCCTTTAAAAAACCAGGTAAAGATGGAGTAAAAGATAATGTATATGTTAAAAAGTTTGGATATAAATTAGTACCTAAAGATAAAAATGGAAATTATGTCCAAAAAGGTAGTGGTTTAGAAGTAAAAAACTTTTAATATGTATAATTATAGGTTAATAGAACAAGAAGATAAAATAAAAAAATTCCATGAAGAAAGAATTATGGCATTTGATGCTTTAGAAGCTCGTTTAGAAAACATAAAAAAATTATTACGTCAAGGTAAAATTGAAACAATAAAATACTACAGAGAAAACCCTAAAAGTTATGCTGTAGATAAACCAACAGATTTAATTGGCGATTATATAAACGATATTGAAACATTATTAAAATCAGAAAAATGAAAAAAGCAGATCAATTATTTAAGGAATTAATCAATGAAAATTACATTGACCTTAAACCTATTAATACGATAGAAGCTACTCCTAAAGCCAACTTTGAAATTAAATATGCTGAATATTTAGCTGAAGAAGCTAAAGTTGAAGAAAAAAAAGTAACTAAAGAAGTTGAAGAAGTAGCAGAAAATAATTTTGATTATAAAGATGTTAAAAATTTAGATAACCAAATTGGTCAAGAAGTAATGAATGGTATCTACTTTGAAGCAAAACAAAACCCAGATAAAAATTTAGATGAAATTAGAGAAATAGTATCTAAAAATTTATCTAAAGATGGTCAGTATTATATGAATAATGCTATGTTTGGAATTGATGGTTTAAAAGCAGAAACAATGAAAAACGAAGAAGTTTCTGGTAAACATGCTGCTAGTGGATACTCAGACAAAGTTAAGGAAGTAGTAAAAGAATCTTTAATGGGTGGAACAACAAACATTGTTAAGGAAGAAGAAGAAGAAAAAGAATCTCCAAAACCAAAAGCGAGAAAACCTAAAAAAGAATCTTTAGATAATGATTTAGCTGAAATTGATAAACAGTCCCAAGTTGTAGCTTTAGAAGCTAAACTAGCTAAAGTGGATGAAGTAATTGAAGGTAAATTGAGCCGTATTAATATGGTATCAGAAGATGAAAACTTATCTGAATTAGTAGATAAGAATAAAATGAAAGCCATGCAAAAAGAAGTTAAAATCTTAGAAAAAAGAAAAGCTAAGATGGAAAAAATGTATGAAAAAATGGCTGGTAAAAAATATCAAAAAGAAGAAATCGTTGATGAAGAAATGGTTAACGGTGTAGAAGTTGAAGAAGTATCTTTAGACAATGAATAGATCACTATTAATAGAAACAAATACCTTTAAGGTTAATCCACTCCAATTAACAGAAAATGTTAATAAGGAAACGGGTAACTTAATGGTTGAGGGTGTTTTAGCTACCGCAGAAGTAAAAAATGGAAATGGTAGGTATTATTCCAAAGACCTATGGAATAGGGAAATGGAAAAATATAGTGAGCTTATTAAAGAAAGACGTTCAATGGGTGAACTAGACCACCCTGAATCCTCAGTTATAAACTTACAAAATGTATCTCATTTAATTTCAGAATATTATTGGGATGGAAACAATGTAATGGGTAAAATAGAAATTTTATCCACACCTTCAGGAAATATACTTAAAGAACTAATTAAAGCTGGTGTGACCGTAGGTGTTTCATCTCGTGGTATGGGATCTTTAGAGCAAAATGGTAACGTAATGGAAGTACAAGATGACTTCGAATTATTATGTTGGGATTTTGTTTCTACACCTTCCAACCCAGGTTCATTTATGCATACTTTAAATGAAGGAAAACAAACCTTTACCTACGATTATACTAAAATACATAATGTAATACATGAAATCCTTTGTTCTAAGGGTTCATGTCCTATTACATAAAAATATTTTCTTCGGACGCTACCGACGGATTATAAACATTAGACGCTTTTTTAGCGTCTTTTGTGTTTTTAAAAAATTTCTATATATGTATGAACATAATACACCATCTCTTATATGGTGTCGAAAAACAAATTATTCCCTATTACGGTTTCCAATAACCGTATTTCACAAATTTAAATTTTGCGATTATGTCAAACAACAGAGATTTGCTCAAAGAAGCAATTGCTGACGCTAAATCGGTTAAAGAAACCGCAATAGCAAACGCTAAATCTGCTTTAGAAGAAGCATTTACTCCTCATTTGAAATCTATGTTAGCCGCTAAATTAGAAGAAATGGACAAAGAAGACGACATTGACGAAGGATACGATAAGTATGAAGAAGATGACGTTAAAGAAGAAATTTCAACTGAATTAGACGAAGCTAAAAAAGAAGAAAAAGAAGAAGTAAAGGAAGCTGAAGAAGTAGAAGAAGCTAAAAAAGAAGAGATTGATGAAGAAGATATCAATCTTGACGAGTTACTTGCAGAACTCGAAGAAGGTGAAGATAAGGACGAAGTTAAAGAATCTGAAGAAATTGAAGAAACTGAAGAAGTAACTGAAGCAGAAGAGGACGAAGCCGAAGAAGGTGAAGACGAAGAAGCTGAAGGTGAAATGGAAGAAGAAGAAGTTGATTTAGAAGACATGACTGAAGACGATCTTAAATCTTTTATCGAGGATGTAATTAAGGACATGGTAGAAGCTGGTGAGTTAGAAGCTGGAGAAGAAGTAGAATCAGAAGAAGAAGGCGAAGAAGCTGGACTAGAAGATGAAATG